GAAGTCCATGCTGTAGAACCATCACCAGACTTGAGCTTCTTTGTGTCTGTCTCAAGACCCAATTCGCCATTTGAAAGTGTTGGATTAGCAGAAGTCCAGTTTGCGGCTGTGTCTCTGCGAATTTGAATTTTACTAGCCATTATGCTGACCCTCCATCTATTAACGGAATACCTGTGTAATTTGAAGTTGCTGTACCGCCGTCTACACTTGCCGATCCAGCAAGTGCGTCAATGGCTTGTTTGACACGCAGGGGTGAGAAAATCTTACCAGTTGTTTCTGTTCCTGCTTCTGCCTCTGCCTGTGTTGCAAGGTCATAAGCACCGGAAACCGAAATAAAAGAGAGCGTACCTGACCCGTTGGTGGAAAGGACGGTAGACGCATCGCCATCTGCTGTAGGATAAGCTAACCCGCCAGCGGTTAAGTTCGTTGTTGCTAGAGTTGTAAGGCTGGATGTACCTGTACCCGTAATATTTCCGGTTACATCACCAGTTACATCACCAGTGACATCACCAGTGACATTTCCGGTTACATTTCCTGTAATTGCGCCCGCAAAATTAGTGGTCGCAGTAATTACCGTACCGCTAATAGTTCCAGAAGAAGTAATCCCAGTAGATGATAAAGCACCAGTGGTAACGCTAGAAGGATTTGTCCCTAACTCAATGACTGTTGCAGAGTTATTTTCAGTGAACAGGCGTTTATCAGCGGTATTGACCGCTAACTCGCCTTCTACCAAATCCGAACTGCTTGGAACTGCGCTTGCGCTGCTAGAGTTCTTTGTAACAATAGTTGCCATGCTTTGCTCCGTTAATTAAAAAATCGGGGGGAAATTAATCCCCCCCAAAGGATCAAAGGAGATTAAGCATTTACAACCATGTTAAATGCTGCATCAGGACGATAGGTTTTAACGCCATAAATAGTATCAGCGGTAAACAACGTACCTAACCACTCCTGCTTGTACTGGGTCTGAGAGCGAATATTTTGCTGTTCAGCAAGAATAAAGGCTTCCTTGTGGAACAAGGTTGCTGCTTTAAGCTCACCGCCAGCACTATTTTCTGACGCAGTCTCAGTAACAGAACAGTTGGTAGAAACATAAATGTCTATGCCATAAATGTTTCCGATCTTGCCGTTTTGTACGCCTCGTCCGTCAACAAAGTCAGAAGAAACATAACGGTCAATACCCATCATAGTCGAACGCAAAGAAGGTGGAACAACAAAGTATCTTTCATCGAAAGGTACGTCATTGTCATCCATCAACTTAATAAGACCCCTAAATGACGCATCGGTGACGAGGTCTGAAGTTGTTACGGTGTCGACTGCATAGGCAGTTAAACCAGAAGAGGCATCAGTGTAGTAAGAACCAGAACCAACCCAGTTATCACTGGCATCACCAATGTTCTTACCTTCGTTGTGGAGGTCTACGTCCGTCTGGGTAGCAAGCGCATAGCCAGCATCCTCGGTATAGAATCCTCTCATAGAAGCTAATGCTTGAATTTCAGCAACATCTTCCATCAGCTTTGAATACTCGTAGTGCTTGTTAATTGCAACCTGCACTTCGCTTTCTGTATTCGCCTGAACAGTGACCGCCGTTTTTGCTGCTTTGGCAGTCGCCGAACCCCTGGTGGGAGCTGGTATATGGATGGTGTCGCCCTTCTTACCTACCATGGGTAGCCGTTTTACAAGGCCAGCCATTACTAGGCGTTTTTCGTATGCAGCGCGTATTTCATCACTCCATAGCTCGGGTATAAAATTTGCCTGAGTAGTAGTATCACTAAAACCACCCGTGGCTGGATATACTGAAGTAGCCATCGTTTAATTCCTCAAAATTAATTACGAATTACACGACCCTCAAGGTATGCCCGTTCAATTTCTGAACTTCGATCTGCATAGGCTTGCGGGTCTTCATTTTTGAGTCTTCTTAAATCGGATGCCCTGTACTTCTTCTTGCTTACGGGTTCTGAGCTACCTGTTGCGCTGCCTGTTGAAGCAGCCCTTACAGACGCAGAACGGGTGGATTTTTCAACTGGCTTTTCACTTATGGCATTTGCGCGTTTCCATTCGTTAAAAATGTAATTAGCACTTTCAATGTTCATGTCGTGATTAGCTTCGTTAAATAACCTCATCCTCGTATTATCTTGAGAAATCCAGTCTATAAACTTCTGATCCTGTACGATTTGCACCATATCAGGATGCCTTGCCATGATTTGCTGTGCAGCATTCTGCTGTTTAAGCTGCAACAACTCCTCTTGCGTCTGTTTAAGAGCTGGGTGTTCCTCTATAGATTGCTTGATAGCACGTTCAGGATCACCAAAATAATCTAACTCTTCTTTAGGCTCGGCTGACTTTTGTTCTTGGAGCTGGCCCTGGATAAAAGTATCTGCTTGTTTGTACGCATCAATTTGCTGTCTAGCATCTCTAACTTCTTGAGACTGCCTTCCAATCATAACTTCTTGATCTGAAAGCATTTTTTCCAAATCTTCGCGTGACTTTGAAGCAAATTTAGATTCAGGCTCAGGAGGGCTTTCAGGGGCTTCCCCCTCAGTGCTTATCTCCTCTACGGATGCCGCCTCTACATTATCTTCGGACTCTTCGTTTAAAAGTTTTGCTGCCATAATTAACCTCGGAAATTACAAGACCTATCGGCTACCTTGTTGCGAAAGACTACGAGTTAGCTACCTTCCGCTCTGCTTTGATTCTTTCTTGCCGCATTTTAGCCCACTTCATCGTAGCAGTAGGATAATCCCCACTAATCGGATCAATAGCTAAACTGGGACAAGAAACTACTCTGGTTGACTCTTGATTGCAGATGTCACAAGTATCTTGATAAACAGATTCATCTACAAGCCTTTCTACATAATGCCCATCAGGACATTTAAAGTCATAGATTCTTTTCATCTTCGTTTACCAATAACTCAACCTGAGTTTCTAAAGAAGCTATAAAGGCGATAATATTTAATTGTCCCTTACGGAACTGCAAATCATCGTTGTCTTTAGTCGCTTCTACTGAATTACATTCTTCCTTACTTTTGGATAAATCCTCTAGTAATATTTTCCAGCCTTTAGTACGAAACATATCGTACATGGCTTCAACATATTTTTCAGTCTCCTTATCCATATTAAATTAACATAAGTCCCTATTAACGAACAATTAGTTATTTAATTGCATCTTTCTGTTTTCAATATTAACTCGTTCCTGTTCAACGCCTAAACGCTCCTGCTCAATCCCTAGCTTTTGTTCGTCTACAAGCGTATCGGCTATCTTAGCCCTTCTCATAAATTCATCTTTATCCATCTCGCCTTCGGCTTTCATTGTTGTTGCCAAAGCCTTGAGTCTGTCATTTTCCAGATCAATCGGAATAGCCTTGGTTTCTGTGGCAATCTTACCAGCTCTGGCCTGAGATTCCGCAGCCTGACCATTAAGCGCATTCGTCTGAGATTGCTGAAATTGTAACTGTGATTGCTGTGCCACCTGTGCCATTTCCTGTGCTTGAGGATCGGGCTGTGAAGCCTGTTCAATCGCTTGCATTAACTGTTCCCTGTTTTGAAGCTGCATATTATCAACAATAGATTGAACCAGAATCGGATACATTGGAGATTCCTGCCCCATAGTCTGAAGTAGCTGAACCAACTGCGTTACTTCGTATTCACGGGCAATAATTCCTAGTGTGGAAGTGACTTCAAAAATGTAGTCATTAACTGGGTAGTTTTCAGGGTCAAACTGCATATAACGACAAGCAGCACTTTTAACAAAAGGAATTAAAAAACTGTCTTGGAAGTTAATAAGAGTTCGCTTATGACGCTTAATGATTGCGCCTAAGTTCATGCTTATGCCAGCAGCAGTAGCTTCACCATTGATAGAACCTGGAACACCAGCCGAATCGATTGCACCAGTGGCAGTCTGCACCATTCTCTGCAAAGACTCAGCTTGAGCAAAGGTAATCTGTGAAACCTGCCCGAAATTAAAGGGCTGTAAGACTTCTCTTGGATCACCCGTGGTTAATAATATCTTTCCTGCCCTGACTTCAGGCCTTGCCCCTCTTGGCATTCTGGTTGCATCCATAGCCACCATAGGCGCATTGGTTAAAGCTAACGCATCAATTCTGGCCCTTAATTCAGCATCGAGAGCCTTTTGAGAGTTATAGCCCTTTTCGCAAACGCCTCTTCCCCAGAACCTTCCTGGTACTACATCCCAAGGGAAAGCGATAACAGGTCTGTCACCCATCATGTAAGGATTTAACTGTGCTTTTAAAATAGTTGTTTTATTAGCGATGACAACACAGGCTTCAACGTAATAGCTTTCTTTTACTTCAACCTCTACTTCTACCTCTACATCATCTTCAACAATTTCTTCAACACCGTCTTCAATAGTTTCTTCAAGGCTTTCTTCTGTTTCTTCAAAATCTATATCTTCGGTATGCTCTTTAATCAAGTAGCGTGGAACAAGCCCATAATATTTTGTTAAACGGACTTTGTTTTCAGGCTCCTGAGATAAGTTTGGATCAGCTTCTAAAGCATCATCTCCGTAAGTCTGAGCATAGAACTCAACATCTTCATAAACACCCTGCTCCTGCAACAGCTTAATGGTATGCGGAGAAACGTATTCATCAATCGCTACACCAATGGAGTCTTCTACGCTCGTTGCAATCGGGTCTATTAGGAAATTCTGAGGAAGAACGGGCTTTAGCTTAACTACCATCCTTTCGGTTTCATTAACCCCAAAGGCTTGCATAGTCCCATCTGGCATGGGCTGGGTAGCAGGGGCAAGCTCTGTATCCATGTCCATGACAATCTCTGCAATGCCTGTGCCAAAAACAGCAGCATTAATCAGGCATTCGCCTACCTGCTTACGAATCTTGTGCTTTCTGAAGTCTTCGTTAAGTTTTGCCCTTAGATAAGCTATGTCCTGACTTTCAGGGTCACGCATATCATCACGAATCGTAAAGAAAGCTCCACGACCAAAGGTTGCTTCTTCTATTTCGGCTACGCTGGACTCGACCGCTTGTTGTAAGGCAGGACTTACTATCTCGGAGCGTTCACTCGGGCGCGTTTTATTGTCAGGATTAAAATGTCCACGCCAGAGATCATAGTATTCTTCAAACTTCTCTTCATAGTTGGAATTATAATGTTCGCGCCACTTTTCACATTTAGCGATTACCCAGCTTTCAAGGGATTCGCTTTCATAAATGCTGTCATCGAATAGTTCGTCCATATCAATACCCTGCTACGGAGTCTAAAAGTTCGTGATCATCGAACTCATATTCTGGTTGGTAAGTTATCTTTTGAAGTTGGTCAATATACGCTAATGCGTCAACGCAGTCATCATGCGTCAATATATCGGGGAACTGATAAAGCTCGTCCAAAAAAACATCGTTCCATTCTCCCCGATTTAATTTAATCTTCCCGTTTTCAAAACGTCCCTGTAAAGCCCACATAACACGATCAGTCTTGCTTTTATTTCCATGCGTTAGTTCTTCGATTTTAAAATACCTGTTGTATTGGCGCATAAGGTCTGTCAAAGGGCTAATTACTGCCTGTTTCGCAATGCCCCTTTCAATCCCTACCGAAATAGGCTCATAGTCCCTAACTACCTGGAATATCTTAATAGCGGTCTGGTTTAAGTCCCACCGCCCATAAATAATGTCTTTAACCCACCAACCGTGTTCATTTACCTTAACAACCGCTATAGCCGTATTATCAAGTCTGGTGTTTTTGGTTTTGGGCTTGTTCATTTCAGCAAACCCCGCAAGGTCAGCCGCTACATAATATTCACCACCCATAGGTTCTTTTTCGTCAAAGATTACCCATTCTTCCTTAAAGACCTCACTGCCTCTGGCTTCAAAAGAAGCCATGAATTCCTGCCGAAAAGCGTAAGAGGACATAGACTTCTTAGCCCCGTCAATCTCCGCTTTATCCAGAAGGCTGTTGTCATAGCTCGTATAATGCCAAGACCTGTAACCCTCTGTTTCTTCAGCTTGTTTGTAAAGCTCGTAAAAATGGTTACGCCCTATAGGTGTTCCAATAAACAAACAACCACCCCTTAAGTCAGTCAGCGCAGGTCTTAATATGGATTCCCACACTTCAGGCTTCATGTCTGCGTATTCGTCCATAACCAGATAAAACAGGCTTATACCCCGCATAGTCTCTGGCCTGTCAGCCCCTTTGAGCGAGATAATAATATTGTTGGTCAGGGTGATCTGCATATTGTTGACATGAGAAGCCTTAATCACTTCACTTCCCAGTTCAAGCAGCATATTCCACATAATGTCCCTAGCCTGACCTTGGGTTGGAGCCACATAGAAAATATGGCCTTTGTCAGTGCTAAGGGCTTTAACAAGCAGCAAATAAGCCGCTAGGCGGGACTTTCCAGTACGTCTTCCGGCAGCAACAACCTTGAAACGGCTGTCATCACCCCAGACTTCTTCTTGCCAGGGCAATAAATTTATATCGAGTTTCAACGGCTTCTACGGGATTTTCTTACGTTGGTCATTTTCTGCCCTGTCCGTTGAGCCTGCCTTCTAGCAGCCGCCTTTCCTTTGGCTGTATACGGATAATGCTTTTTACCGACTCTAGGCATATCTCACCTCAATTTAATCTAAGATCACTAATAGACCACTCGCCCGTTTTGATAAAGGTTTCCCCTACATCAACCTGACGGAATTCTCTGGTCGATATGAATTTTCCTTCGTTATCCCTGTATTGGTACAAAGTAATAGAACCGTCTTCATTATGGGTTTCACGGTAGGTGGTAACATCATCCTTCATGCTTTAACGCCTTTCGGTTAGCCAGATGTGCTTTTTGAATTTCCTTCTTGTTCTGTCCGGTATAGGGAACCGCTAACTTTTCCCTGATAAGGATTTTCGTAATAAATCCCTTTCCCGTTTTAAACTCACCCAAGTACCTTCCAAATTTTCCTTTCTTCGTTGTTCTAAGCGGGTAGGACTTGCCGAGCTGTAAATGTTCCTGAACGCATTTCTTTGCAAGTAATCCATGCGCTTTTTCCTGTTTATCTCTTGTGCGAGATTCGGGAGTATCAATACCAGCAAGACGTATACGCTGCTTATGAAGCCAGCAATCAAAACCAAGATTAATGTCGACATCTATCGTATCCCCATCAATAACCCTGACTATCGTAGCTTCGTACTCATACATAACAAATACCTACACATCATCTTCCTCAATAGCCTGGACTTCTACTACCTCCTTCTCCTGAACCAACGAATTTACGTTAATTTGAATCTGGGGCTTCTCGGCCGTTCTAAGCTTGTTTTCGCTCCACCCTGCCTGAGTCTTGAGGAAAAAGATTGCGGCCGTTGTATCGCCTCCTATGGCTTTGTTGACCAGATTAGACGCTACTTCCGCGACCTTATCACTCTTGTGTTTTTTATACAGTGCAGCAACCTCTTCATCACGTTCCAGTATTTTAAAGAAAGTCCTGCGGGGAATCTTCAGGGAATCAGCAATCATATCAGTCGTTAAATAAGGAGCCATCCAAGTCAGCTTCTCCTTTTGCTCTTCAGTAAGCACAATCATCGGCCTACCGCCTAAATTCTTTTCAGGGGCTTTGTCAGGTACTAGGTCAGTCATGACATAACATCCTATGTTCCACGTGAAACAATATAATCCGAACTTTTAGAACTTTTCGACATATCTTGCGTTTTCCGAATAATACAAACCAGAAACCCGAACTACAAGCAGTTCACAGTTCCGGTTTTGTATGTGGGTGGGAACTATATAAATTAAGTAGGCCCGCGCCCCCTCCCCGTCCTCTTTTTCCGACCCCCTCAACATTAATGAACCTAAACTGTTGGTTCTAGTTTGTTGGGGAGTGCTTGAACTGACTGCAGAGAAAAGAAAGAGAGAGAGAAGTACCCAAAACAAACAAATGATTTATTAGAAAACGTAAATAATTATTGACCTGATGAAATGTTTAAACTAGAATCACTCTATCACTAAATAAAAGAGGATACTTATACAGATGAAGCAATATCAAAGACACTTAGAAATGGCCGACAAACTGGCAGCAGTTGGAAACTACGGCTTAGCCATTACCAACATTGAAGCCCTCATCAGATCAGCGAGAAGCGATAAAGCGAAAGCATACTTGCAATCTAAGCTTTTAGATATAGACCTTAAGCGGCTTATGATTATCGAACTGTTAGACGCCTCCAACTAATCTATCCAAATCAATTAACTAAGGAGAAGAAAGCAATGAGCAGGCAATACCCAATCTACAACAAAGTCACCGCTTGTATCTATAAGTCAGATAAAAGCTACGGAGTGCGGGAAACTGGCGAGGTGGAAGTGTTAGTCGGTACATCCAGCAAGAACTCGCACCACTTCGTTAAGCACTCAACAACCCACAGAATCCATGACAACGGCGACCGTGAGTATAGATTTTATGTTGACGGCCAAGTGATCAAGACAGCAATCCTAAAGAAAGGCGAGTCTAAATTATCGATAACTAATTAGCTAAATTTTTAAAGAACGAGAGGGCGTTTAAACGTCCTCTTATGCCGTAAGTATATAAAAACTAAGGAGAAAAAACAATGAGCGCACAAGCAATCGAGACATACAGAAGCAAAAAACATTTAGGGCTCAGGGAGCAGGTTCAGACTTTAGTAGAGAAAGACCACAACCTTATTAGTTTAAATCCCGAAGTAATTGGGGTATTAAATTTAACTTACACAATGCTGAACAAATCTATTATCGACGCAAATGAAAGTATCCGTCGACTGGCTATGCTTTTCCATGTTGATTACGACGAATTAAAAGCAGGTGAAAGACGTAAGATACCTGCTCTGTTTGCAACTGGAACAAAAAGCACGGTCACTTTTTATAAAACCAAACGAGGTGATAGGCGTATTTCTATCCAAAAAATCAACAAGGAAGCTGAGGTTGGAGACACTCTGAACCTCACCTATGCCCACTCCGCAGATGGAAGTCTAATTCTGGTTGTGAGGGTGTAACCATGAAAAAACTTCACAGAGCGGCCAAAAATTCTTGGATAGGGTATCGTGAGTTTGGCAAGGGAGTCCTGATTGGCGCGGCGTTTACATTTGGCGCGGCGTTTACGGCGTTTTATTTTTATGCCCTTATCACTTTTATTTTTCTTGTCGGGTAGCCCATGAGCGTCATCAGACCATATCACGACCAAAAAGACACTGTGACTATTAAACTTAACGGAGCAGAGATTGAGTACGAGGTTAATTACGACGTAGTTTTAGCCGAACCGGACATTGGAGTATTCGGAAACGGCAACGTAGCGATTGTACTTAATTGGGCAAGAAACCTGGAGACTGATGAACACCTAAACGACAACACGATAATCGAGAGTTTGATTACAGACGAGCTGTTTAAACAGCTTCCCTAATTAAAAACGCCACCCTGCATAACAAGGTGGCGCTGTTGATTTGATATTCCGAGCGAAAGAGAATATCTTTTAAATTGTCGGCGGGTTAGCAGCCCTTAATGCCGAGCGGGAAAGAGAGAAAGCACTGAGCACTACCGACAGTCGCAATTCTCCTATCCCCTCAAGCAATAAGTCAAGCATTCCCGCCACAAGATATTGTGGTGTTGCCTATGTCCGACCACTAAAAACTCAAGACATACTCCAAGTGAGGTTAAGCGAAGACAAAATCTAGGCGCTGTCTAACCCTTGACAACCTAGCCCATGAAGTCTGATGTATTCAGGAGCGATTCACTCTGGAGAGTGGCCGAAAGGCGGGGGAACATTGAGTACCTGATACACATTTTTTGTGTATTACTGTTGATTCAGGCATGAGTTAAAGGATTAGCTTCATGGGGGAAAAAGGGGAAGTTATAACTTATTGAAACTACAGGAGAAAATTATGTCTGATGATGATGATTTTGATACAACAGACCCGTTCAAACTATATCGAAGCGATGACCCAGAAACCTCAGCTATTGGGGCGCACATTGTCAATAGCGCACACTTGAAACAGATAGTGTATGCGATGGTTAAGGACTCTGGCATGAGAGGACTAACCCCGAAGGAAGCTGAAGTAGCCTACGAAAAGCTCTTAGGAAGAAGAGTTACTGGCGGGACAATTTCCGGCAGACCCAAAAATTTAGAAGAGGATGGTTTGATCTTTTATTTGGGGGATAAGCGCGACAACAGCAGGGTTATGCGAGTCAAGGACTGGGATGGAAAGTTATTTTTAAACGCAGCCGGAGAAGCGGCTTTAATTGAGGAGAAATAGATGAGCATAAGAGAAACCAACTTAATTGTTTTTTCGGCAGAAGAAGCGCAGTTGCTGAGGGATGTAATCACTCAGCCTCAATTAACTCAGGAAGCAGAACATTTGCGGGTTCTTGAACAGTTTATTTCGTCAACTCAGGATTTGATCGTTGATGAAATTAAAGTCTTTACAACTAAAGTTATAGAGGCTGACGCATGAGGAGAAGGGTGGCGTATTGCCAGCAGTTTGAAAGGTTTTGGGCGCGGGCAGACCCCTCACTTGGAGCAAAAGGAAGCAAGAAGGAGGCTTACGCAGCATGGGCATCTATGGTGGAGTCACAAGAGGACGCAGCTTTTATCATTCAAGCCTATGATGCTCAGGCACAAGCTAAGCGAGAGCTTAAAGGGAAGGGGCTTTTCTTTGCCCCATTCCCAAACCTATGCAGATACATAAAGCACGAGAGGTTCGATGATGGAATTGATCAACAGCAAAGCACCGGAACAAAAGATGATAGAAGAAAAGAAGAGTATCGCGCCTACCTGGAACACGCGAGAGCCAACTGGGGAGATACCTAGAGAGCTTTGGGCGCGGGTATGGGCTTCTTTGGAGCTAAGCGGCTTAGTTACTGATGGAGTAGCCAGTGCAACGTCAGAATTTTGGCGGTCAAACTGCAAGAAGTTTAGTAATCAAGCATTAATAGAGGGAGCTAAGCGGTCTACGAATTTTGATGGCGGAAAATTGACGCTTCCTAAATTCAAAAAACTCTGCTTTGAAAACACAGCGTTTAAACGCTACGCAAAAGAAGAGTTAGAGAGCAAGCCACTCCCAAAAGAAGAGATAAAAAAAAGAATAGCCGAGCTAAAAGCCGCCTTGAAGATATAGACCGGACAAAAGTTCAGAGTATTGTCCGAAATTGTGAGGCGAATACGTTTGAGTACGTTTGAATACGGTTTCTAATAAACTTAATTATTGTTATTAATCCGTAAAAATTATATTATTTGGTTTATAAATAAACTAAGGAGAACAGTATGGGAAGAGTAAAAGAGGAGCTGTTAAGCGAAGCAGCTTGTTATGTTTGCGACAAAATATTGACGCATGAAGAGGAGAGCAAAGAGCTATGCTCTAAATGCGAAAACCAATCAGAGGAAGGAGAGCCAAATGCCAGTACAAATTAAGGGCAAGCCATATGTAATGGTAAATGAGCGCTTAGAGCATATTCGCTCACAAGGGGAAGAGTATTACATTGATACGAGCATACAGTACATCAGCGAAGATCAGTCATTAGTGATTATGAAAGCCACACTGTCCGACAAGGAGGGCAATGTTCTTTCTTCAGGTCACGCTCAAGAGAGCCAGTCAGACGCATCCTCAAAGGTCAATTCCACTAGCCACATAGAGAACTGTGAAACATCTGCTATTGGTAGATGCTTGGGCATCTATGGCATAGGCATAGATGGCTCTATAGCAAGCGCAGAGGAGGTCACTGACGCGATTATTAACCAGAAGGCTAATGAAGGTATAGCTAACGTGCTGGCTTGCTCTGAGGCTGCTAGGAGGCTGTTTGATGATGTTGTTGCTATCAAGGCGGGACTAAATGAGGCTGATGATACGCACAGTATCGGTGATGCGGCGAGAGCTTGGTTTAATTTAGAGGAGTCAGACCAGAGGGCTTTATGGTTAGCCCCAAGCAAGGGTGGAATACTCACCACAGAAGAAAAGAGGAAATTGCAGTCATCACAAGTTAGAGAATCTATCTGAGTAAGGAGAAACAATGAAAGGCTTAAATAAAGTATTGCTTATAGGAAATCTGGGGGCTGATCCAGATATTAGATACACCCAAGACAACGCGCCAGTGGCAAACTTCACTGTAGCAACCAATGAATATAGCAGCAAGAAGGAGCAGATAACCGAATGGCATAAGTGCGTAGCGTTTGGTAGAGCTGGAGACAAGAACAATTTGGTCGAGAGATATATCAAACCTTATCTAAAGAAAGGCAACTCGGTTTACATTGAGGGCAGTCTCCAAACCACAAGTTACACAGACAGAGATGGAGTTAAGAAATATTCCACTCAAATAGTCGTGCGGGAGCTGCAAGGCTTATCCTCCTCAGCTCAGGGTGACTCTCAAGAAGCGCCGCCGAAACCCGCCGAAACCCGCCAAGAGCCGCCACAAGAAGCGGCCCAACAATTTAATCCAAGTGAGGACTTTGATGATGACATACCCTTCTGACATACACCTGGGAAGGTGTATTAATATCGCGCATTCCATTAAGGACATTAAAAAAACTTTCATGGCTAAAGCCATAGGGGTTACTGTTCAAAGGTACAGCAACATACTTAAAGACCCGAACCCAAGAATCCAGATTGCGCTTCAAGTATGCAATGTTTTGGGGATTAGTTTGGAGGAGCTGATTAGCTATGGTAACAAGCACGATAGTAACAAATGAAAAAGACCTAAAGACTTGCAGCGATTCAATCAGGAAAATTGTAAAAAAGTCAGGACATTGTTCGGTAGCTTTCTCCTCTCAAGGGATGAAGTGCGAAGAGTTTGTTTTGAGAGGGCTTCCCCAAAACGCCTTATTTCATATATGGATAAGGGATGCGGCAGAAGCAGCGTTTGAGCAAGAGCCTACAGAGGTAGAGCTGGAGGGGATGAAAAGATACGTCAAGCAAAAATGCTATACACAAACCAAGCAAAATTTTTTAGTTCAATCGCTTGCAAACCCAAAGACAAAAGAAACTAGGCTGGATTTAACCTCAAGCTCTAAGTGGCTAAAGGGAGAAATGACTTTTGTTTTGGATTGGATGCAAGCGTTCTTTGCGGAGCAGGGTCTAATCCTAGAGGCAAAAGGCGAATATATAGAGCTTGTGGAAGCCCAGAGCAAATGAAGATCATTGTTGAGATTGAGGAAGATGAAGCAGAAGAACTGAAGGATATGCTTAGAAAACTGGCAGAATTAGAGGAAGTCTTGGAAGAGTTACTAGAAAAGGTTTCAGAGGAAAAAGGAGAAGAATGAGCAAATACAAATCAACAGAACCTAGAGCTACACATACTTGTACTTGTTACGGGGGCTTGAAAGAGCAAGAGTATTATTATTGGGATCGCAACCGTCCTTTCGGTTATTTAGTAATGGATTTGGTAGGGGTCACAGGTGGATTGAAGCTAGATGAAGACTTTTATGATTTAGACGAAATGGAACAATACGATGTAATGCAAGATTGGGTGATTACCTTGGAGTCGGAGTTTGACAAAACAAAATTACGCTACAACAAAAGATTCAAGCGGAAAAAGGAAAAGAGCGCAGAATGCCCAGATTAAAAGTAACCCCCGCAGACCTCTGGTTTTCCAAGTGCATTAGAGAAGCAGCAGCATGGAAGTGCCAGTGCTGCGGCAAGCAATACGAAGAGGGAACCCAAGGGCTACACTGCTCACACTATTTCGGAAGAAGGGCTAACGCCGTTAGGTACTGCCCTGACAACGCTTTCGCCCATTGTTTCGGTTGTCACCAGAGGCTAGGAGCTAACCCAGATGATTTCCGATCTTGGGTTGCTGAGAGGATAGGGGAAGGAATGATTGATGTTCTTAGGGAAAAGCGGAATGACATAGGGTTAGCCAAATCAATTAAAAAGAACCTGAAGGATGTAGCCAAGCATTACAAAGCTGAATACGAAAGACTTAAATCAAAAAGGCTTCAAGGAGAAATGGGAGAGCTTGAGGTTTTTGAGTATTAACAGCGAGAGGAGAGCTACCTTTCACGCCTAATGACCCTGCTAACTCTCTGAAATGTAACGTAGAAGCGCGTGTTTACCGGAATTAACGCATCTTTTTAAGAGTCTTTGCTAACCTAGCCCTTTGAGCGGTCTTCTTGCTAACCCCTATTCCTTTAGCGGCTTTGTTTAACTTCTTGGCGGGTATCTTCTCACCCTTCTTTACACCTAGAGTCTTTCTTAATGCTCCAGGTTTCTTGATTGCGCCTTTGATCCAGTTCTTTTTTGCCATTATTCTTCTCTCTTTTCTCTTTCTAAAAATTCTTCTGCCCCGCCACCAAAAAGGTTATACCACCACCGCCCAACAAGAGGGATGCTTCTAGCAGCCTTGGGACTTATTTCCTCTCCGGAAGCCACCGCTTCTGCGGCATTATATGTATCTCTTGTAAGAGTCTGAAGGGCATTAAGAGGCGGGGCAATCGCATCAGTGGCGAGGGAAAACAAATCCCCACTTTCCAAACTTCTGTCTACTGCGTACCGAGAAGTCATTAAAGTGGCAAAAATGTAATTAATGAAATTATCGGGAACTCGGTCTATCTGAAACTCTCTGCCCTGCATCCAGTTCTTAGTTTCTTGAACGGTGGCATTACCAAGACCGACTATCAGCGCATAAGCCAACGCATTTTTACCCGCCTCATTGTAATTACCTTTTTGTATTTGCTTTACTATAGTTTTATCAATTAGCTCTAGTTGTTTTAGGGCAAAAGATTTTAAAGAATAAAAGATTCTTCCGTTCGGTACTTGAAGGTATTTAAGAGGCGTATCTATAGGAGCTATGGGTTGTTGCCCAGAAAGTTCAGAAAACAAAAGAAGTTTAACATTTTCGCTAACTTTTCCTTCTCTTAGATCATTAGCCAAACTCTCAAACTCATCTCCATAAAACTTTCCCCACTTCTTTTCTAACTTTTTCATCCCTTTTTTAGTTTTGGCCAAACCAGTATTGTAATGCCAAGCTGATTGCATAGATGATGTTTTGCCAAATCTATCTACTGCCCTAAACCCAGACCATGTAAAGACCTTATCCAGCGCCTTTGTCATAGAGTTAATATCTGAAAAGTCTTGAGAAATGTGTTTTTCTAAACCAAAATCTTTTAGGTTAGTAACCGTACTTCCTTTTATTGTATCTAAAACCCCCTTAAAAGCATTTCTGCCACCATACCTATACGCATTAATAAACAGATCGCCTAATTGAGTTGTGGCAGAAATAGGATTGCCAAGTAATATCATGTTAGAAAGAGCTTTTGCCCGCTGAACCCATTGGCTTGCGCTTTGTTCCCCAGGCCCGAATCTAGCTTCGAGTAGAGTTCTAATTTCTTCCGACCCAGCAGCATTTATTTCACCAGCATCTATTTCTCTTGAAACAAGCGCCCCTATGCTTTTGTCGTAATCTATGTCATCTCCCAATGTCACTAAGTCTTTTCCAAAGAGTTTGTGTTTTTCAGTGTAATTCACGACTTTGGTTATATATTTGTCTAACGCTTCTGAAGCTGTAGGTGCGTAACGCTTCATAAGATCATCGTCAACCTTAACTAAGCGAGCTTTTTGAAATCCAGCTTTTCCTTTAGGTATGTATTGAGGGCTATTGCTTAAAAAATGTGATGCAACATTAGCTCTTTCTCCTTCGGTTAATTCTTCAACAGACTTATTCATCATATCTGCTTTTTGTTTTAGCTGTAGATCATAAAAAGATTTTTCTTCGACTAATCCTAAATCTTTTCTAACTCCAGCTACATCTTCTACAATGCCAGGAAAATGCTCTGCTCTATAAGGGGTAACTTTTTTTGTAATTTTATCTGAGTATTTTAAAATTTTGTCTAAAAGATTTTTTGTATTTGCTAAAGTCTCATCTACAGTAGAATAGTAATTCTCATTTACTTGAAACCTATCTATTCCTTGATTCTTTGCGAGTTGTGCAGCACCAGGATAATCCTGAGAGAGAAGTCTTTTGTAAAACTCTGTTCTAATTTCTGGTCGGCCAAGTAGCCGATCTAATACCATAAAATCTTCAGCTTCTTTTAAGAATTTAGCTTTAGTACTGCGAATATCATAGTCATATTTTCTAACCCTTTTATAAACAGGAACAGAAACTCTTTCTAATCTACTACCCACTGTTTCTATAAAGTCACTTATAAATCCTGGTTTTACATAACCATCATTTGACTTTTTAAGCTCTAATATAGCTTTAGATATTTCTGGCTCTGGTATCTCAAGTTTTTGGGTAGAATTAGCAATTGCTTTTTCTATTTCTTTAGGTTTTATTTCTAGCCTTGATGCCGCAGCTAATAATAAATTTGTGTCTTCTAATCCTTCTGCTTGAAGCTCCATTATTTTGCTATTTACTCTATCAATTACACCATTAGCTTTTGCTTGCTCTGCGGGTTTTCTAGCCCCTTTAATCGCTGTTTTTAGTCGATTATATCCTGGCGCAATTGATCTAAAGGCTTTATCTAATGTTGGTGCTAAAACTGCTCCCCCTGCTGTATACGCGCCCAGCATTAAAGGGTCTATTTTTCCTTCTTCCGCTAGTTGCCTAGCTCCTTCATAGCCCCCACCAATTAAACCACCAATCGCAGCCATAGCTCTTGGTGTTTGGCCTACTGGGGCTATAATTATGGGATCGGCTAATGAAGCAAGAAATACACCTAACATACCTGATGCTCCGGTGCTTTCTGTTTCTGCAAGTCTGCTTAATACTGGATATTGTTCTCTTTCTTCTGCGGCTCTTGTTGCTTGTATCCGTTCTCTTCTTTCATTAACAGACAAATCCAGAAAATCATCACCATACAATTCTGTTGGTGAGGCATAGAATCCTTTTCCCGCAGTTCTGAAAAGGTCTATATTCCCCATAGGGAGCAAAGACTCTAAAAGAATTCCAGCATTTCCTGCTAAAGTTTCAGTCCTGTCCCATTCATACTTAAACTTTTCTAGAGCTGAAAAATCATCCATTTCTCTTTCTTTAGAATTAAAAGGAAGAGATTTGTTTTGAGCAAACGCAATAATTTCTTCGTTAGTTGCCCCGTCTGGATGCCTAACAACAATTATTTCACCTGCTGGAGATTTAACTCTAGTTTCTGGCATATCTAGTTTGCGGCCATAGCTGAGTTATTTAACATAGCGGAATAGTTAGAAATATAAGAATTAATTTGATCTATACGATTATCTATTTCTGTTGTATCAGCGTTTGTAGCTTCTCTATTTCTTTTTATTGTTAATGCATTTTCTAATTCAACTTCTTTATTTTGAAGATAACGATTTATTGCCTCATTTATAGGCTGATTTGCGCTTGTTAAATTATTTAAAACGATTTCAAAGCTATTATCTTTATTAAAGTTTTCTTGAGGATTAGGCTCATCTGGATTACTAACTTCAATTGGTGTAGGAACTACATCTGAATTAGCATCTTGGTTGTTTAAGTTTGCTTCTTCTTCGGTTACAATTTCCCACTCTCCCGAACCACCGTTTGAAGGAACTGAATAATCTCCTAAATTTATTATTCCTTGTGCTAGAGCCTGTTTCCCTTCAGGTGTTTTTACCTGTTCTTTTATACGATTAATAATATCTAAAGGTGTAATTCCCTTATCTTTGTTTCTTTCTGCTGCATGATAAATCATATTGACTAAAGACATTTCGCTAGTAATAGGATCAATCTCATCGAAAGGAAGCCAAGTGTCTTTTCCTTCAGCAATTAGTGTAAGTTCTTCATCTCCTTCTATCATGGCTCGAATATTTGACATCTGTGGGCCAGAGGGAAATGGGTCTATATTTTGATTAGCACGTTGAGGAGATGCTGCAAGGTCAAGAAATGGTGCTGTTGGATCATTTATATCAATAGCAACAATTCTATTTGAACCTGTAGTTGAATCAAATATTTCCTCAATTCTATAAGACTTTTCAGGCTCAGAAAAAATGTTTATAAGCGCAGTGGGCGTTAAATCTAATCCGGCATCAAGTAATTCTTTTACAGGATGACCGTCAGCTAACCGATTACTAGCAGCATTTCTAATATTTTTTCGACGTTCTTCTTCTTGGGAACTAGCCTCACTAGCAGATCGTCTTGCGTCAATTTGGCCTTGTATATTTTCCTCTTGCAAGCGTCGATACTCTCTTTGTGCATCACGATCTATAATTCTTTGTTTTTCTTCTGCAAATATAGCCGCCGCTGATGCTCCCCTTATAGGGTCAATATTAGAAAGAAGCCTTACCATTTCAGCTTGATCTGCGGGATTCTCCACATTAAGCCCACGCATTGCTCCTTGCAGTTGTTCTCCCTGCGTTTCCATAGGAAGCCCTGCTTGAACCCCAAACCTTCTAACAGCTTCTACATTTCTAGGGATATTAGAACTAATACCCATAGCTAATTCCCTGATACCTGTAGGTAATCCGGCAAATTGGGCAGCAGAGGCTTGACCTTCGGCTAAGAGCCTTTGTTGTCTTTGTTGTCTCGGAGATGGTTCCGTCACGCCTAATGTTTTTGCTATGTCAAAAAGCATAATTTATTCTCAAATGTCTGTGTTAAGTCCATGTTCTATAGTCATATGGATCATGGTTAGGATTATTTGGGTCATAACCAAAAGTGCTACCCCCAATCCTGTTAGTCTGATTAGCAGAAGCATCCCTAACAGCATTACCCGCTTCTCTGGCTACCAGCAAATCAAACAAGCCTTGTAAGGTTTGGTTCCTTAGATTTACAGCAGCACCCCTAGTGCCTAAGTCGTAATCAAGATAGCTCTGGCCTAAGTTCAATGCCTGACCGCCTAAGTCTCTTCTGGCAGCAGTAGAAATATTGGCTAGGTCTATTGAAGGCTGCATGGCTTGAATTAATGCAGTCTGTGGGGCATAGGATTGAGTAAGAAAACTACTCGCTATGTCTGCACCTAGCTGTTTTTCTAAGGCTTGCTGACCTAATGCACTTAGTCGTTGCTGGCTTTTCAGCTCTTGGTCAGTTCTTGCTTCGCCTATCGCCAAAGCCCTTTGGTTGGCAAGCGCTTGTGCATCTTGCCTAGCCATTTGCATAGCCATCATTGCGTCAGCGGCTTTCTGTTCTTCAATGGCTTTGCTTAAAGCAAACTGTTCAGGAGAACCGCCAAATTGAGCTGTCTGTAACCCCTGTCTTCCTCCGGCAACCAAAGCCGAATTCAACGCTGTTTGCGCCCTTTCTTCTTCAGGGGCTCTTATTGCCCTCATTCTGTCATACGCAGTCTGTTCAGCATCAGCTAGGCTTGCAGCAGAAAAAGGATCGGCATACTGCTTAAGATAATCGTCTTGTTTCAAATGCCGATATGTCCGACCTTGAGCATCCTTATCACCAACCTCAAGCAATCTCATTAAATTAGCTTGTTCAGAACGCATATCATCTGTGTATTGACCAGTAGCAGGATCAAATGTCCCATACTGACCTCTACCCAAAACAGCATCTATTAAACTGGAACCACCCGTTCTTAAAGATTTAGCTAGGGCTTCTTGCTCTGGGCTTAATGAAAAAGCCGCCCCACCCTGTGCGTCTGTTTGTACAGACCCCATAGGAAGGCCAGTAACCCCAAAGGGTTTAAACGTAGTAGTTCCTGCTATTGTGTTATAAAGGTTTTGATCACCTGGAAAGCCTATAAATTCTTTGGCATCGGCTCCCATGCCCTCAAGTTTATTAACTGCACTTTCAGTAGCCGCTAATTGACCAGCCGCACCAATTAATGTGCCGTAGTTATCAATAAAACCGCTTAAAGCTGGCGGAAGATTTAAAGTTTTAGCAGGGTTAAAAATGTTAACTCCATTAGCCATCAATAAGTCCCTCCATCAATAGTCCCTACTGAAAACGTGCCGCTTACTGTCAAATCGGCAGTCGTTACTGTTCCAGTAAAAGTAGGAGAAGCCGTATCACCCTTGGAATTAACCGCAGTCTGTACCGCTGTAAATTCTGTAGTGAACTCTGAGCCTTTTATAACCTTATTGGCCGACCCAGACGGGAGTGAATCCTTAGCTCCGAAATTAGTTACTATCGTGTAATTGGACACTTAATTAATCCTCCCTATGAGGGAATGTATATTCAATTCTTGGAAAGCTATTTCATTTCCATCTACATTAGTTGTTAATCCTACAGAAACAAGGCTTCCACTGCCGCCTGTATTAATTTTTTCTGTATTAATAAGAGAGATAGATGAAGAATATTCAGCAGTCGTATTGTACTCGCTAATATTATACTGACCAGAGCTAAACCCAGCCAAAGTATAAACCTGAGATTGATAATTTCCCTCGTAATCATAAGCCCAGTTAAGGGTTACATCAGCATTAGCCCCGTTAAAGGTTGTTACATTAACCTTCTTTAAAAACTTCAACCTAGAAGAATCACCAAAACTTAAAGGGTGAGAGAAATATTGCAGGGAAAACTCTGTGGTATTGTCTGTATAACTTGTGTATTCCGCTATCCCAGTGGCAACCCCTAGATATAAAGCGTCTGCGTCAGTTACAACAAAACATAAAGGTTCCATTGAAGTCCAGGTGGTTGTTCTATAACTCCCGTCTTCCAAGGGATACTTGGTATCAAAGCAATAAACTACCCCGACAGTCGGGAAATTAATCAAGAAAAACGCATTATTAGGGTCATAAATAGACTTAATATTGCCCGTTTCAGCCTGAACCCTAGACTTAATATCATTGTTCACGTTCTTGGAAATATCGCCGATAGGAGCAGATTTTTCCTGAATGGTACGAGACAAAGAACGAACACCAGAGAAGTCTAGAAATAATATATCCTTACCTGTACTTTGAACCGCATCACGCCCGACACACCCAATATTATTAACTGTATCACTAAGAGACATATTGGCAGGATCGGTAGCCCCTGAATAAACAAGCATGGAACGCTTGCCCATAATGATTAAAAAGTTGTTGTGAGCAGCCAAGGCTGTAATTTCATCAAACCCATTAGGCCATACAGTAGTAACATCGAGACTACCGCTTGACCCTCCAGACCAATCAAGACCATCCAAAGAATCTGTCCAATATAAGGTCTTTTTATTAGAAGCAATGTCAGCAACCCACAACCTTCCAAATGCAGCGAGACAAATATGCGCCTGTTGAGGGGTTCCTGCGACACTCCCATGAGCAGCAATAGTGGTTAATGCGCTGCTTGAAGCATCATAAACTAAAGGGGCATGACCTCTTTGGAAAAAGTAAAACTTGTTTGCCAAACTAGCCATAGACCAATTATTAGCTGTGACTGTCAGGCTTCCGGTTATATCTGTGAGGGTAGAAGTGCCTGAAAATATCTTATTGTTCCCACAGGAAAATACAATTTTAGTGCCATCTTCCTGCACAAACTCTCCAATGGATTCAATTCCAGCAGAACTACCTAATACAGTAGCCCCGTTACTGGAAACCATTGTGTAGCCTTTTCGAGAAGCTATACGGCCTTCTTTGTCGATAATGCAATTATCCGCTATGGCCGCATAACTAGGGTCTTGTAGCAAAGGAGCGTCCTGCGTATTTATTCCTCTAAACGCAGGAGCAGAAATTGTTATATTTTGTAGAGGCTGTGCCATTTATACCGCCAAAAAAGTCATTTCTACAGGGTACTTGTTAGCATCAATCGCTATTGCATCAGACAAGGCAATACTAGCTAGTCCAAACTGCTCTGCTGCGCTTTGCCCTCCTGTCTCACCCCTCTCTCTGAGAGCCATAGCAAAGGCAAGTTGCAAAACAGGATTAGAAGGAACGCTTAAACTTGTAGCATCTGCTGATAACGCTGCTTGGGGAGTAACAACATCAAATCGCATTGCATACACGCCATCTGGCTTAGGGTAAACATCAACCTGAATATCACCATTAGAGTCTGTGCTGTTCATTGTAAAATAGTTCGGCGCACCAGAAGCAGGAGTGGCGTTATAAAATTGCGTATTAAAAAAAGATTTGGTGCGCTGCTGCAAAAACAGATTGCTTGTGTCATTCATGCAATCTTTTAGCACTGAATTTTGCCCTGCTCCGGTCAAAGCATAGGTATATGTTCCATCTACAGTATTGAAAGTAATAGTGTTTCTTAAAGCTGACCACTCCCAAGCCTCTTCAACTGTGGTTTTAGCGTCATTTACAAGATCGCCAATTAGTGTGCTGTAAGCGTTTTCTGTATTAGTAGAAACAGTAGTTTCTCTTAATCGTCTTAGGACACCATTTATCAAATTTAGGTAAGTCATATCCAGTTATCCTATTTGCATCATTTTTGCCAGCTCAATCAAAGAAGAGCCTGGAGTTCTTTGCCTATATCTTTCTTCTGTTTTGGCTAAAAAGTTAGAGGCTTTAGGAAATAAGGGCTGCCTTCCCTGTCCTAACACGGGCATTTGGGCAAGCTCAAAATCAGTAACACGAACCCCAGGGACATCCATTTGTATTGCCTGTCCTCTATCCATGTTTACATTAAACCCTACTGCTCCAGCCTGACCTCTTTCACCTTGAGCGCCTCTTTCACCTTGAGTGCCAGCAGCACCTGTAGCGCCAGTTAAACCTCTTTCTCCAGTAGCACCTGTAGCTCCAGCTACTCCAGCGGCTCCAGCAGCACCTCTTTCCCCTTTATCACCTTTATCACCTTTATCACCTTTATCACCTTTGCCATTGCCATTACCATTACCGTTACCGTTGCCGTTGCCGTTTAGAACAACTCCATTTCCATTACTTCCATTTCCATTACTTCCATTTCCATTACTTCCATTTCCGTTACTTCCATTACCGTTGTCACCATTTCCATTACTTCCATTTCCATTACTTCCGTTCCCATTACTTCCGTTATTTGTATTATTGCTACCGCCTCCAGTTGTAGTAGTACCTCCGGTGGTGGTGGTAGTACCTCCTCCTGTAGTAGTGCCTCCCCCAGTGGTAGTAGTGCCTCCAGTGGTAGTAGTGCCTCCGCCGGTGGTAGCGGCAAGGTTTGGGTCGATCCCCCCTGCAACAGCATCTATAATGCCTGTAGTGTCAGCAGCAGGATTAGCCGTGGCATTAGCAGCAGCATTAGCAGCAGCATTAGCAGCAGCATTAGCAGCAACAGAGGTATCAACAAACCCACCTTCAATTTCACCGCTTGCAATTTTGTTTATTTGGCTCCAAAAATTTTCCCAGACAGGAGCCATAATTGCGTTGTAATCTGATTCCTCAGAAGAATCAGCAGAATGCTCTAACTGCCAACCACCTATGTTAAGTCCCTCACCAGCACGATCAATAGTGGGCCTATAAAGCACAACTGTATCGCCATCGTTAAAAGTGGTTCCTTCCGTACCTCCTACATCAGAGACACTAACAATTTCTGTTGCATCTCCCATTCTATTTCCGTCATTATCAAATGGCTGATAACCAAAAGTATCTGTGTCCTTATCATAAATCCAAGAATAACTAGCAGGTGTTGAGACTGCTGTGCTGGCACTTCCGGTTGAACCATCTCCACTACTAGCTGTTGCAGTTGAGTCAGTCAAAATACCGCCACCAGAGTCTTCTGTTGATGAAGATAAAATGTCCGTAGCAGATGTTTCTGAACTATCAGCCCCTTCTAAAGCGCTCTCAAGCGCACTAACAAGGCCACCCCCGCTAACAGAAATATTATTATCTACATTTAAAAACCCCGAATCCCCATAGCGAACACCGTATCTTGGATCAGAACTATTAATTTCATTGCTAAAAGCATCGTCTATTCCAAACTGCCCCCATGTCTCTTGCAGGGCGTTTAAACGCTGCTCATCAGTCAAGTTGTAGTCATAAGCAGTTTTACTGATTAGCTCTGCTGTGTAGGTAGCTTTTTCTTGATTAGAAAGGCTAGGGTCGTTATTAAGAATATCTACAGCTTCTGCCAACTCGTCCTTAGTCAATATTTTATTTCTTAGATCATTAAATCTTTTTCTTTCTGGTGCGTAGGCAAGCTGATCTCCATGAGGCAGCATATCTTTGTACTTCTGCCACCAGTTTTCTCCCATGACAAGGCCGCCGTAACCTGGAGCATGAGGTTGTTCTCCAGTCCATTCAGCCCCAAAAATTCCCAATTCTTGAGCAGCATCTGGCGCAATGGATGCAGGCAAAACAGAACCCAACAGCCCACCACCACTAATTTTATTAAACAAATTTTCTGGCATAACTGTTATCTCTAAACGTAAGTGTTGGTCTTAATCATATCGGTAACTTCTAATGCCCGACCCTTTACTTGCCTAGCCCAAAGGCTGTCCAAAAATTCTGCTGCTGCTGCGTCATAACTGCCTTTTTCCATATGAGCCAACGCCTTAACAAACTTGGAGAAACGAACTCTACCTAGATTGAAGTGCATATTGATAATCCCGTCACGCCTTGCACCGTCTTCCAGGTCATTAAACCAATCATATTCTGTGCTTAATTCTTGAATGGTTCTAACAATGTCATTAGAAAGCATGAAGTCAATTTCTTCCATGCTTAACCCAATGCCTTGATGCTGGCCGTCAGGGTGTATATTGCGCCCTGCGCCTATATGCCAAGTACCGTAGGCATCTTTGTAGGCACGCGTCTTAACACCTTCATGGCGCTTGAGTTGTTCTATGAGTTTTTCCATACCGTTAATTTCCATTGTGGCTAGACCCGAAGTAGAAACTGGCGATACCGCTAACCAAGCCCCCAAGATAACCGAGAACAAGGTTGACAATGGCGTCATCATTGCTTTCAGGCGCTTGCAGCGTAACCATAAATATATACGCCAAAAACCCAAGCATTGCCATAACTGCAATGACTTTAGGCGTAGGGTCTTTCGCAAATTTATCTCTTGCGTCCTGCCTATCCTCTGTCTCAAGCCTGAACCCCTCAATATTCGCAGTGAGCTTTTTTATCTCTAATTCTGCGTCTTGCAAGATTTCTGCTTTTTCTGGCTCTCGTTCTACAACTTCTTCTATTTGTTCTATGCTAGAGGTTTCATCCATTCCTAGCTTTTTAGCTGCTAATTTAACTGCCACTCCAGCGATAGGATTACTGCTGGCTACTGTTTTCACCAGCGTAGGAGCTAATGCTCCCAGAATCCCTTTAAGTTTCATACAAAATCAACCATAACTTTATTAACGCCTCAAGATTCCGAATCACTTTTGTCGGTTGCATCAGCGTTTTCCTCCGCAACAATCTCGTCAATAGTGTCGCAAGCATCCGGTATCGCTATACCTGTGGTAACTTCAGTAGCAACTCTGCCCACTGCACGGATTCCTTTGTAAAGTTCAGAGCAGTATAATTGCTTGTTAGCGATCATCTCTTCACTTACAGAACACCCCGATAATAAAAAAACAAATAATACTAAATATATTTTACGCACCTTTTAATCCTTCTTTTTTCTTTGATTTTTCCCAATCAGTAAGAAAAACATCTAATGACTTCCTGTAACCCTTCATAAAATGGTCACTCAGCATTTCGTCTTTTTCAGACAAAAAGTCACTTTTCTTAAAATCTTTATCGGGGTTTATCCTGCAAGCACCATTATTTGCAAAATAAAGCTGATCTTGGCTGCATGACGCGCCATATAAGAGCCTTGGAATGCGAGCCACTATATCACTACCATGCACTACAGAAACTTGGTTATCGAGCTGTAAGGGACGCTTAAAGCCTTTAAAAAAGGTATTTGGCTTCCCAAAGGTAACTAGGTTGAGATTTGAGTGCTTTTTATGGACTTTCGCTGCCGCCAGCTCTGCTAAAGCTCCTCCTAGGCTATGACCACAAAATAGAGTTCTCTTCTTATAATCGAGTTTTTCTTCAATTTCTTTCCATATTGACTTTATAGCTATTCGGAATCCTCCATGACAGAGCCTTCCAGCCCAAGGAAGAGGAACAACAAATGCGTCAGTTAAGGCATCTTGCCCTTCTGCTGTTCCTCTGAACGCTATAATATCTATGGTTTTCCTTCTGACAAAGAAGGCAGTTGTACTTGTTAGTTTAGATTCTATCTTTTCGGCATCTTTGTTCTGGTCTTTATAGGCTTTAATTGCCCATCCGCAGGCAACATTTAATAAAACGGGATCGACATTCATGTTATTACTCGCTGTCATTAAGAGGATTATCTAGCATTTGTTGTATTCTATTCTCTAGTTCTTCTCTAATCTCACGCAGCTCAACATCAACTTCTCTGAGAGTGTCATTTACCCTCTCTTCCAGAGCATATACATCATCGCGCAATTCTCTAGTGGTATTAGCCACAGCATCTTCTGCAATTCTAGCAATACTTTCGGTTTGACGCACATCGGCTTCAATCGTGTCTATTTGGTCATTAACATTACTCAGCACCCTTTCAAGCTGATTCTCAACACCTTCGGTTTCTGCCCGTAATGACTCTTCAACGGTATCGAGTATTCGGTCTTGGTCGGTAAGCCGTGACTGCAACACTGCCAAGGCTTCATCATAACCGGAAAAATCAGGACTGACGTACTCCGTAATAGCTGTTTCCGCGTCTATAAGTCGTTGATATACCTCAAAACCTCCCCACATTGCACCACCCAAAGTCCCTAAAAGGGGGACAATTAGCAGTAATTTACTGCCTGAGAAGGTTGCTCCAGCAAATTCAATTTCAGTCTTATCATCGGTCATATTGCTGTCCTACTAAATCCTGGTATGTCTGTGCGCCTTGCCCTTGTAACGCCCTGACATTGCCGTCTACTGGCACATTTCCACCGTATATTTCTCTGTCCTGATACCATTGTTGCTGGTCAACTAAATTGATGTTATAGGCTTCCATTCCCTGAACTCTGCCCATTAAAAGAATTGTTAGGCTTTGATCCTCAAATCCACCGGAGTCCTGTATGCCCTCCAGTTGAGCTTCTTGAGCCTCTTCTATCTCTGCATCGCTCATGCTCTCAATGGCATTTTCAGCCCTGCGAACCGTTTGTTGCTCTTCTACACTCGGCGGTGCAACGTCAAACTGCCCGAAATCCGGTAGCTGGTTAGAAAGAAACTGCCCTATAGTCTGCCCTGTTGCTATGGCATCGTTAAAGTCCTGCTCAAACTGCATCTCTGTTACTGATGCACTTAGCTCCTGCATGACTTCAACCTCTTCAGAAGGTGTCTCTTCGGCGCTTTGAGTACCTATCTGATTAAAATTCTGTACTGGGCCTGTGGAAACAATGCCCTGAATCACCTCTATTTCAGGCTCAAAGCCTCCTGTATCACCAAATACATCAGTGAAGCCTCCGGTATCCATGCTCTGCTGTATGTCGGTCTGACCGAGTTGAGCAAGCTGCATAGAGCCTGAATCAAACACAATTCCTACTTCTGCCAGTGCCGCTGTCTGAGTTTCGTCAATAGCTTCACTTGCAAAACTAATGTCCGAAAAAGCAGTTTCAGTGGTAGGAGTGAGAGAAAACGTACCTTGCGAAAAAGCCTGAGTTGAAATAGTAGGCATAACAGAGGTTTCAGCTACGATACCTAATGCCAATTTCGTAATGTCCACTCCTCGCCTTTCTGGTTCTGCTACCTCCAGGATTGCCCTCTCTTCGGCAATCACCGCTTCAGGCTCTGCCACTTCTTCCTCCACCTCTAGTATAGACTCTTCGGCTATCTGAACCTGCGATTCTTCTACAAGCCGCTGCTCTTCAACTCTTTCTTCTTCTATCCGCTGCTCTTCCTGAGCTTCAGATTCTTCTACAATTATCTCTTCAAAAACCTCTTCCGGTTCTTCAAAAACTTCCTCGACTACAGCTACTTCTTCAAAGGCTTCTACAATTGTTTCCTCAAAAACCTCCTCAAAAACCTCTTCCTCAAAAGGTTCCCCCTCAATTACTGGGAGATCAGAAAATTCATCCATTCCATCATCATCAGAAAAGCCAGAATCATCCCCAGAAAGTAGATTGTCATTAACCATAACAACAGCAGCACCCATCCAAGTATCTTCTTGATCCGATCCATCTAAGCTATACCCATTAGAGCCATCATCATAGGTGTCATCGCCGGAGTCGTACTCCACTACATCAATTTCTACAACGTAGTAATCAGTGAGGTCATCATCGTCCACAAAATAATAGTCAGAGACATCATCGCCATCCACAACGTCCGTGTAGTCATCAGCCACCGTTGCTACAAAGGTTGCCTCCCAGTACCCATCACAAGAAGGGTCATAGGTGGCATCTAATCCACATTGTTGCGCCAGATAGGCTGCCGCATAACCAGTACACTCTGAGTTGTACAACGCACTGATTCCACACTGTTGGGCTAGATAAGCAGCCGCATAACCACTACAGGCAGAGTCGTATAACGCGCTAATGCCGCATTGTTGGGCAAGGTAGGCTGCTGCATAACCGGAGCATGACGTACTGTATAGCGGATTAGCATTACACAGCTCCGTTAGAGAAGCGGAATATAGCGACCCACCCCCTTCCAGCACATTTCCGCTGAAACTTGCATCAAACGAATCCCAGTTATTATGTCCTCCAGTGCCATCATCAAAATACCGGAAAGTCTTATGCACAGAGCTGGTGTGCTGTTCTCCGATTAAGACATCATGTTTAATAATATCCAGCGCACCATAGCGGTACTCGTAAGTGTCATTCGCCCATAAAATAGCCTCAAAGTTATTGCTGCCTCGGTGATTTGGATAGGAATACTCTTTCATCCCATACCAACCGAACACAACGTAATCATCAAAAGACTTAAACAGCATCTTACTGCTGTTGTTTCGTATTAAATCAGTCCAAAAGGGATACAGTGTTTCATCCCTGTACGGCAACGGCTGCGGAGTGTAATCACTACAGTTAAGCCCTGAAAAGTTGACACAGCCATTAGTGGACATTTTTGCCTTTCTATAAGTATTACCCCAGAGGTCAAAGTCAAATCCAAAATCTGGACTCCAGCCTGAGATGCAATCATCACAAGCGTTCATGTTGGTAGTCCCAGACATTCCCGACAGGTTTATAAGCGCCTGAGAGCCTTCATAGATATACGCAGTTGGATCGCTCGTGCTTGCGCCATAGGCAGTAGAGCAAAACAGTAAGGCTACTAACCACCTCATCAGCAACGTCTCCTGTGGGGCTGACAGTTGCGCCTGTTGCTTGACCTGCTTTCATTTTCCTTTACCTCTTCTTCTGCTTCTGCTTCGTCCCATGCAATTTGAGCCTCTGCGCCAATCAATCCCTCGTAAGGACAGGGAGTGCCTGCCATACGCATAGCGTCAAAAACACGCTGGTCTTGGCACATCAGGCTCACAGCAGCCACACGCATCCCCATATCGTAAAGCGTCTTGCCTAGTTTAATCCTTTCACAGTTTTCATCGGTAATAGACCTGCCACCAGAGAAGCCAAATATCTGGCTTTGCACTGCTCCTGAGATGCCAGTAGTACACAAATCCTGCGAGTAGCTAGACCCGATAGACGGAGCTATCGCGCTGGGTGGTGGTGACTCAATCCTCTGCGTCACCCTTTGCGTTGAGGTGCTTTGGCTGGTGTTGTTGTTTGTATTCTGATTGATGTTGTTTGCAGAACTGCTTATCTCACTGGTGCTTTGGGAAACATCCTGCGAACTGGTGAAATTCGTATTCGTGTTATTGCTCGTTGAATTTTGCGTTACGTCACTGGTGTTCTGATTAACATTCGTTGAATTACTGGTGTTGTTTATCGTGGATACATTAGTGCTGGTGGAGTTATTTGTATTGTTTGATGTTGATACGCTGCTGGATGTTGAGTTATTCGTATTTGTGTTGTTTGACGTATTCAGATTGGTGTTCTGATTCGTATTTACTGATGTATTGCTCGTAGTCGTATTATTAATATTTGAGTTATTAGCAGTGACCGTAGTTGCGTTTTGGTTAATGTTCAGGCTGGTATTATTGTTGGTATTGGTATTGACGTTATTTGAACTGCTGCTCGTCGTAACATTAGACGTGCTGTTATTGGTATTCAGATTCGTGTTCTGATTTACCGATGAACCAGTGTAATTAGTGGTGTTCTGGTTGGTATTTTGATTGACGTTTGTTGAAGTCGAGGTATTCGTATTTGTCGATACGTTAGTATTCTGATTTACATTCTGGGATGAGCTGGTTGTCGTGTTGACGTTGGTATTGGTCGTCGTCGCCGTCGTCGTAGACGTAATATCCGTATCGTTATCCGTATTCACATTGGTCGTAGT